ACCAGCATTTACACCAGTGTTTACTACGGTTGCGCCTGTTTCCTGTGCTGAAGGAGGCACTACGCTAGGTAGTGTCTCGTCTTCTTTGCGTTTTATCTCAAACCCAAATATCTGCATAATGTAAAAACCTTCAGTTAATTATTAAAGTGGGAAGCTACCAACTGGAGTATCAATAGAAACATTGACACCAAAGCCAGAAGCTGCACCAGTAGCTGATGTAAAGTAGTTGTATTGGAACTCTACGTCAAACTGTTCAATTGCATTTTGTTGTTCGTAATCTAGACCAACTGCAGAAATTGTAGTTGGGAAAGCATCAACGAAAGTATAACTCTTGATAATTGCACCATTGCGATCCAACTGGTGAACATTTAAGTCAACTTGATAGTCAGTAGGATTAACACGACCATTAGTAGTGTTATAGTTCTGAATACCAGATTGCCATTGCTCTAGTGCATTACGAATACCAAAAGTAGTATCGTTGTAAATTGTAACAGTCCATGGTTGGAAAGTTCTTTCACCAGCAAAGTTAACTGGACGACCACGGAACAAAACAGGTAATGTTTCGATAGTGGAAGCAGGTAGTTGAGCAGCTTTACACAAAAACTGTGCACGCTGTCCTGCAACTACACCCAATGTAACATAAGTTGGGAATGAAAGTTCAACACGGAATTGATTAGGGCGAGCACCGCCACCAATCATCTGCGCTTTGAAGTCAGCAATATTTGCCATTTAAATCTCCTTGTGTTCTTTCTTATTTATCTTAAATTACGCACCGATTTCTGAGAAGTTAATCGCAGAACGAGCAGCAACAAAGTTAAGAGTAATAAAGTTGATAGAACGATTTGGCTTAACGAAGATATCAGCAACGAATTCGTTACGATCGATAACTTCACCTGTGTTGTTAGACTCATCGCACTTAACAACGAAATCAGTAATACCACGACGACCTTGTACGTCACGTAGGAATGGTTCAACTAAGTTCTTGAACTGAGCACGAGTAAATCCATCGTTGAATTCGAACAACTGGAATTTAGCAGCAGTTGCAATCGCTTTTTCCATAACGATGAATAGACGACGCACATTGATACGATCAAACGCACTTGGCTTAGCCAATAAAGTTTTATCACCAAACAAGACAGTACCTTCTCCTGGGAATGTAACCACTGGGTTAACACCAGATTTGTAAAGAGTATCTCTGCTTGTTTTATTTGGATTGAATGCCAAACGAACTACGTTCTTGATTTGACCACGATTTAAACCACCTGGAGAGAACCATGGATCGTTAGTGTAGTCAGTGCGTGCACATAGACCAGCCACGTCACCATTTAATGGAATAAAACGATATACGTCATTGTAGCGATCGTATTGATATTTGTAACAAGAATCCATCACAGCATATGAAGTTGATGGAAGTAGGTCACGGTAATCAACGATGTCATCAGCCTGAGTAGATGTAGAACCGATGATTGGGTCACCAGAAGAAATGTTCTGTGGAGAGATAAATGCTACGCAATCTAAACGAGTTTCGCAAACATTACTAATGATATAATTTGCAACAGTAGTAGATGCTTTACCAGCCAATACTAGGCTAATGTCATAAAGTTCTGCATTATTAAACAATGCATATGCAGTTTGTAACTCACCATCTGTTACGTTGAAATCATCAGTACCACCAGATAAAGAATAAGTCAACGCAGAAGTAAGTGCTTGGAATGTTGCGCCAGCTGCAACAGAACCCCATGTAGTTGTACCTGTTACAGTAGTAGGATGATCCATCCACCAGATGTATTCAGAACGAGAATTTACTACATTTTTGTAGTAGTTATTTGTACCATCAGATTTCTTAGCATCGCTTGCTTTAGAAACAAAAGCAAATTTTTCCAATACAGTTCCTGGAGTGCCAGTAAATACACCATCTTCGTCAATAACGATAATGTGTAGTTCATCAACTGGAGTTGTTGGAGATGATGGATTCTCTGCAGCTGCATAAGTTGATGTGTTTGGAGCAGAATCAAATTCAGCTTTGTATGCCCACGCTGCATATGTAGCAGAGTCAGCCATAGAAACTAATAAAGAGTTACCTGCAGCACCTGGATATTTTGCAGCAAAAGCACCAACAACACCAGCACCATTAATAAAGCTGGTATTATATGTTTCGCCATTAACGATTTTTAAACCAGCAGTAGTAACTGTTGCTGTTGCAACAGCAGTAACACCAGATGGAGGAGCAGCAACTGTTACGCTTGGTGCAGAAGTATAACCAGTACCAGCAGTAGCAACAGTAACACCAGTGATGCTTGAAGAAGCAACAGTAACTGTACCAGCAGAAGCACCAGAACCACCACCGCCAGTGAAGGAAGCAGTAACTGTACCTTTGTATCCAGATCCACCAGATACAACTGTAATGGCAGTGATAACACCACTAGAAGTTGTTACGCTAAATGTAGCACCAGTACCACCAGATGGAGCAGTGATAACTACAGTTGGTGTACCAGAATAACCAGTACCGCCAGCAGAAACTGCAACGGCAGTAATTGCACCACCAGAAAGAACTGCAGTACCAACTGCTTGAATACCACCAGCATCATTCGGAGCACCGATAGTTACAGCAGGAGCAGCAGCAGTAGAAGTATATCCAGAGCCAGCAGTACCGACTGTGAACGAAGAAACACCACCAGTTTTGACACCAACTGCATTCAATGCTCCAGTGTCAGCACGAACTAGTAATAAGTTGTTTGTATAAGATAGGAAGTTTGCAGCTGTGAAAAAAGAATTAAAATTGCTATCATTTGGTTTACCGAAGCGACGAACTAAATCGTTTTCCGAACTAACGGTAACAGGCTCCAAAGTTGGACCCCATGGGAATGCACCAGCAAAAGCACCAATAGATGATGATACGGCTGGAACGATAGAAGTGAAATCTTTTTCTACGACTGCAACGCCTGGAGATAGTTGAAACGGCATTGTATTTCTCCTTGTTAATAAGTTTACCTAGACAATTTTATGTCTACATGTTTATTTAGTTTTTACACGATTTCTAGAAGTTTAATGGAGCCTTCTCTGGCTTGCCATCTTCATAAAACCCGAATGGTGTTAATTCTTCTTCGATCGCTTGCATTTGCTTAGCGTACATAATGTTTCGTAGATTAACATTATTTAGGTCTTTAAAATAACTGTTAGTAGTTAGCCATCCGAACAAAACCAGAGGCATTACCAAATCATCGTGATACCCTTCATCGGCTTCATAAGATCCTTTTTTCTCGATAAAAGTCGAGATCTCAGAAATCGTATCAGCGTCATTTATAATAAGTTTGTTTTCTTCAACGAGTGCCTTAAAATTATGACACCCAATTCGTTTAATCTTTTTATCGGTATTAACACCTAATTGTGTTTTACCTCCACCAAAACCACCTGAGACAGTTTGCCCCAAAGCGTGTCTTGTAACCATTAATATGTTCTCATATTCCATCTCAGAATATAGGATGTGAGCAACCTGTTCCGAAATGTTTATTTCTAATAATACCCATGCTTGGTTATACTCTTTCCCAACTTTGTAGATTATGTTTGGATAGAGCAAAGGACTAATCTCATTGTTACGATATTTGGCAACGATTCTATATGGAACCTCTGTAATATCAATAACTTGAAATGCTGAATAATCCCCACCAACACCTTTTGCCACATCACAGACCATACAATAGGTATGACCAGCCTGTGGGTTTACATATACATCCAATCCGTCTTTCTGATGGATGATAGTATCTGGACTCATTCTAGATATTGCATCTGCTCTAACTAGAGTGAGAGAAGAACCTAAGAAGTTACAAAGAACCTCTTGCGTAAATTTAAGTTCACCAAGCTGCGCCTTTTGTTCTGCAGCCCATACTTCATCACGACCTGGAATTTCCCAGTATGGTATGAACAGATTAACAAATCCATTTCTACCTTTTTCAGCGTCTGTCCAAAACTTCCAAAAGTGATTGTAACCCAATGGAGTTGAAGACAATAGAATCTTAGTAGTTTGTCCAGCTGAAATAGTAGGATAAACTGACGTAAAAAATTCTTCTGCCACGTTGTTTGGAATAATCGCTGCTTCGTCAACATACAACATGTTTACAGATTTACCACGAATACCAGACTTACCTGTTGCTGCAGTAAATACTTTTGAACCATTCTCTAGTTCAATGTCACCCTTGTTCCAAGTAGTGACACCTTGTTGCATCCACTTTGGTAGCAACTCATACATTGTTTGATAACGATCTAAAACCTCACGTGCAGCAGTTGCTTTGTTCGCAAGGATAGCCACAGTTTTGTTGGCTTGGAAAATGGTATACCAAAGAATGTAGGCTGCAGAGGTAGTCGTCTTTCCTTGCTGACGACCTTCCATAAGGATAACCCTACGATTATTATGTATAACATTTACTTTGTTTTTCTGGCAGTCATACAATTTAAACAATTGTAGACCATGATCCAGCGTAACAATGTAGCAGTAGTTCTCAATAAAGTATAGCGGATCTGCCGCACACTTCATATATTCTTTTACATCTTCAGGTGTAAAGTCAACAGTAACTCCAGCTGCTTTTAAGTTGGAGTTTGAATTATAAATTTCAGCCATAATTAAAATCCGTCCAGCCAACTCTCCGTATCAACAGTTGCAGTAGTGCGATCACCTTCTGCTGTATAAAGTCTATTTGGATTACTAAAATCTTCATTATTTCCAATATTGGCATAAACAGTATCAATAACACCTTTATCAGAAATTGGTCCAAATAGATTTGTTTTCATTTGGAATGATAAAGTATGAGTAACAAATCTACGAGTTTGAAAATCTCCATCGTACTCATCTGATACTGATACACTATTTAAAATAATAGGAACATCAACTTTTACATTCATATCTGGCACGACATTAATTGCTAATGTATACTCAGGTGTAAATGTTGGAAGGATTTGTTCAAGAATTTGTAGACCATCTTCTTGAGTTTTAGTTAAGATATACAAACTAATATCAATGTTATACGGTACTGGAGTATACATTGTAAAACCAGTACCACCAGCATCGACACATTTCAATTGTTGCATACGATTCACTTTACGTGAAGGATCGTAGTTGTAACCAATAATCTCAAAGGACATTCTTGGTAATGATACGTAAGTATTGTTTTCTAAATTTGGATCTTGTTCCAAACGAACTAACCATTTTTCTTTTGGAGCATATGCAAGTGGAACTTGTAATCGTTGAATAACATTGCCAGTTACGGAATCACCTTGACGACGATCGATATAGATGTCACTGAATAAAGTGCCAAATCCTACGATGCACTTGCGAATTATTCCATGGTAATATACGTTATTGTTTAGCATTATGGATTATTTGTTATATCAACTTCACCGAAAGGATTAGTTACATTAAAGAGAACATCCGCAGCTTCAGTTTTAAATTTATTATTATCACCGAATGATTCAACTTTATCTACGTTGGCTTCAATTGCTGAAGTTGCTATTGCAGTAGTGCTAAATCCGCCACCAGTAAACACAACAGTTGGAGCAGTTGTATAACCAACTCCAGGATTGGTAATATCAACACGAATAATTTTACCTATATTGGCTCCAGTTCCACGTACAGCAGTAGCAGTTGCACCAGAACCACTACCACCAGTAAATGATACTGTTGGAACAGAAGTGTATCCTGCACCTTGATTAGTCACTGTTATACTCTTAACTTCACCATAAGGTGTTCTTGTTGTATTAGTGTTGAAAGTTTTAAGAGTTTCAAATGCATCAACAGAAGGAACACCAGTATCAATTTGTTCAGAAGAGTACTGGAAGAGTTCAACTTGTAATTTGTAAACATAAAGTTTACCAAGTTGATAGAATGGATCTTGATGTTTGACAAATTTAATTTCAAACATACCTTTAGTTAAAGGGAAGTAAATCAAGTCACCTTCACATGGACGAGTAGGGATAATGGTAGCACCGAAACGACCAACCATTTGTTCCCAGCGTCTGCGTGCAACCACAAGAGTTGCAGACTGTTCCATCATTAGACCAAACTTCTGAATAAATGCACCTTGACCATCGAAAGAGTCTACATTTTCAAAATACATTTCAATAGGAAATGATGATGTAAATTTGCTTAGACGATCTTCACCAAGAATTTCGTCTTTAGAAACTAATGTTCTTGGGATGTAAAAGAAGTCTTGACCATAGATCTTAAGAGATTCTATGATAAGGTCTTCTACAAGATACTGTTCGTTTTTAGTACCTTGTGTAAAATAAACAT